TCTTTTTTGTGTTTAAATGTCCTAATTTACTTAAGAAATGCAAGTACATAAGTGTAGAGATAATTTAATTAGGAGGTTCTTTCATGAGAGAATCAGTAGAAAATCCAATGGTAACTAACGTAAATTTTATTGAAAATAAGGTAGTTGCTAAATGCACTAAATGTAAAAAAGGTCTGTCATTAGATGATAGATTTATGAAGTTTTTAGACGAGTATTTTTGTGATGAAGATTGCATTTTCGATTATCACAATTTAGAGATTGTAGAAGGACACGAAATTTAAGGAGGAAATTTATATGCGTATCGTTACACAAGGAAGTATGACAGCTAATCAACTAGGGAAGGTGATTGCTGAAATCTTAAATGACACACTAGAAAAAGCTGAGGTAAAAGGCAAACGTCAACCTATTCATAATGCTGTAGTAGAGTTTAACTTAAACTTACAAGGCTATGAAGAACCACAATTAATTACAGTAGAGGACGGGGCGAAAATGTTTACTGTTCATACTGGTGTTAAAAATGGTGAACTTACTGAGTATGTCCCTGTAGATCGTCAGGAACTAGTAGATAAGTTTAATGAAATGGTTGATAACGGTGTTAAAGAAATGGAAGAAACAGAAGATAAAGAGTAATAAAAAAGCCCACTACTTTAATCGGTAGTGGGTTCTTCTTTTTGTTTAGCTTTCTCAGCTTCTTTAGCTTTTCTCTTTGCCTCTTTTTCTGCTTCTTTCTTTGCTTTCTTCTCAGCTTTAAGCTTATCACTTTTAATCTTTCTAACAGTCTTTTTAAACTCTTTAATCAAATTGTTTTCATATCGTTTCCATGACAGTATTTCATCCTGTTCAGGTAATAATCCATTGTACTTAATGTATTCTTGATCTTTCTCAAATTGTTCTGCTGTTCCTTGTGGCATTGAGAAATCAATCAATTCATTTATATCTGTGATTCTAAGAACTTTAGCAATTACAAGCAAATGAGGAACGCTGATAGTAGATCGTTTCATATTTGCCAGTTCAGATAATCCGCCTATTCTAATTCCTGTTAGTTCAGCTAGTTCTTCTAACTTTAAACCACGTTCTTTTAAGATTTCATGTATATTGCATTTAATTGTAAAATACGGAAATTCCTCTAATTGACCAGCTACTTTTTCATTTGTCCATTCATGCGTTTTAACTATCATAACATTAACCACCCTTAACTTAATTCGTTATACGGTAAATTATATTACAATATATCGGAAATTACAATAGTAAATGTCCTAAAACTAGCAGAAAATGCAAGTACATAAGTAGGAGGTGCTTTTTATTGAATAAGAAAACAATTAGTAAAATGACACAAACAAGGGGAACTATGCCACAACCTACACGGGCTGATAAGGCTAAGAAAGGCAAAGGTTCATATAACAGAAAAGAAGGAAAGAGAGTAGATTATAAATGAAAATTGCAGTAACTGGTGAAATTCGATCAGGGAAAGATTCAGTTTGTGAATACATTATGAGGCGTGTTCCTGACTGTGAAAAGCTTTACTTTGCAGAAGGCATTGAGGAAATTATAAGACGCTATTTTCCAGAAGCTTTTAAACATGGGAAACCACGAAAACACTTTCAAGATATAGGGCAATTCATGCGAACGATTGATAAAGACGTTTGGGTTAAATTTACAGCTGAGAAGTATGAACTTCTTAACAGTATTTATAGCTATAACTTCCTTTGTACTGATCTAAGACAACCTAATGAGTATGAATGGTTAAAAGAAAATGGATTCATTGTTATTAAGGTTGACGCTGATTTTGAACTAAGGAAAGAACGTGCTTTAAAAGCTGGTGACGTATTCACAGAGGAAACTTTTAACCACCCTGTAGAACAGGCTATTAGAAGCTTACCATATGATTATTTAATTACTAATAACACTACATTAGAAGATTTATATAAGCAAGTAGATTTTATATTAGAAGGAGAAATTAAAAATGGAATCAGTTAATAAATACGAACAAGCCTATAAGCTTGATACGGAAAACGGGGTAACAGCTTTCTTAACTGATTATCACAAGATAGCTGAGGCTAGATTTTACGCAAATGATCTGTCTATTTCAGATATGTTAATTGACTTTGAATTTGCTATTAAACGTGCCTTAACTGAACGTCAGTTACAGGTAGTTAAGTTACGTTACTTTCAAGATATGAGACAGGTTGACGTGGCTAATGTCCTTAACTTAACTCAACAGACAGTACAGGAACATACAGCAAGTGCTATCAAGAACATTGCAACCTATCACATGTTGATTAAGAAAAAGGAGGTTGAATAAGTGGGCTATAGAGATCAATTTGAAAGAGAGGTAGAAAAGCTTTTAGAGATTAAAGAAATTCTACCTTATGAAGATAGATATAAACAGGTTGAGGACTTGACAGAATGGTACTACGAAAAGACAGGGAAACGTTATAAGAATAGTTACTATCTTGATCTGCTAGGAAATTACTTACTTGCTGATGATCTACGAGACAAACGAACTCACAAGGTAAAGCAGACAACTTACCCTATTTTATCATACACACAGCAGAAGCTTAGAAATAGCCGTGAAAGCCGTGTAGGGGATGAAAATTTAGACTTTATTAAGCTTAGAGAGGTACACAATCACCCTAACGCATTTAAGGCTAAAACGCAAAATAAGGAGGAATAGAACGTGGGTTTATTAGAGATTCTAACAATCATCTTTGTTATCTTAAAACTATGTGGAACTATTGACTGGTCTTGGTGGCTTGTATTATTGCCTGAGATTGTTGCAATAGTTCTTTATGGTCTTTGGTCTTTATTTATTGGAGGCTTAGTTATTAACGCATTTAGGAAGTTTAAATAATGGAAACACTATGGACGTTCGTAATCGGCTTTGCAATTTTCTTTGCATGGTTTATGACTCCTAAAGAGGATGAGTGATATAAAATCACTTGTCCTTTTTTTGCGTTTAAATGCAAGTACATAAGTGTAAGGAGGTTTTAGAGTGAATGATGAATTATTCAATTCTATGAATTTGAATCAATTAGTTGAAGTAGAAGAACGAATAGCAAAAGAATGTAAGTCAAAAAGAAAGGCTTTAATCTTTTGGTTCTTTGGTTCTGCCTTTGGGCTACACAGATTCTATTTAGGGCTATACGGAACGGGCTTAAAGCTGTTTACAGCAAGCTTTCTTTCATTCGGTCTTGCTGGAATTTACGTAGCTATTCAAGACTATAAGAACATGAATCAACTAATTGAATTAGCAAATGAAGAAACACTTTTAAATATTATAAAGGACGTGAAAAGAGTATGAAACGTGTATATTTAGCTTCTCCATTCTTTAACGAAATGGAAATTGAAACAGTTAAGAAAGTTGCAGAAATTTTAAAATCAAAGGGTTTAGAAGTATTTGAACCTATGGAGAATCAAATGGAAGGCTTAGAAGCTGGTAAGCGTCATTGGTCTATTGAAACATTTATGAACGATGTTAAGTTTATTAAGTGGTCAGAAATTGTAGTTGCAGTTTATCACGGTAACTATTCTGATAGTGGGACAGCTTGGGAAATGGGCTATGCTTATGCTACTGATAAGCCTGTAATTACTGTACATGTAGGTGATTCAAGTAATCTAATGGTACATGAAGGTTCACACGCTAACTTAACTATTGACCAGTTAAAAGACTATGATTTTGAGAAACTACCTTCATCATTTTATGAAGGCGTAATGTTCTAATGACTGATCTATTAGAGTGGATGAATAGGAGACAACGACAACTCCTAGTCCACTCTTTTTTATATTATCAACTCAATGAAAACATTATAGCAGATCATACTTTTGATAAGTGGTCAAAAGAGTTAGCACAAGCAATTATAGATCATCCTGAGACATTTAAACAATCTGTCTATGCAGAAGGCTTTAAGAATTTTGACGGTTCAAGTGGATATGATTTACCCTTTCATTTACCTGAAATTCAAAATGCTGGATATAGGCTGCTTAATTTTAGATCAACTAAAGTTAAACTTAAAAAGTAAGGTAGGTTAAGTTAGATTGCCTTAGTTTAACTTAAGTTAATCTTATTACAGTTATATTACAAAAGGAGGAATCACCTGTATAATGAGTGAGTTTTACAAGGTATTAGTTAAGAGAGTAAAAGACGGTGACACGTTTGTAGGCGATCTGATTATTCCAGTTCCAACATTACAAATGAAAATGCACTTAGAAGATCAAACTTTTAGATTAGAAACTGCTGATACACCTGAGTTAAGTAAGCACGAACCTTTAGCAGAAGAAGCTAGAGACTACACTATTGAACACCTTTTAAATAAAGAGATTTTAGTAGTGTTACATGGTAAAGATGCCTTTGGAAGATGGTTAACAGACGTATACATTGATGGAGATTTAAACACTAGATTTAATGATTTATTACTGAAAGAAGGGCTTGCACACATCTATAAAAAAGGAGAATAATATAATGATTAAAAAACTTACCGCACTAGCTTTAGCTGGTGCATTTACATTAGGAATCGCTGGTGTTCCAGCATTTGCACAGGAAGTTAAACAAGGCGATACAATGAATAAAATCGCCCAGCAAAACAATATGAGTTTAAGTGAACTTGCTTCACTAAACCCACAGGTAACTAACTTAAATAGAATTTATGTTGGTCAGAATATCAACACTAGTAAGAATGAAACTCAGACTGTTAACACTAATGTTAACAACAA